TTGCTTTCTTTTTTTATCTTTTTCCAATTATAGAATAACATTATATCAAAAATTTAACCTCATGTCAAGAAACATTTTTCAGTCCTATAAGTAGGCAACTTCGTACCCTTGTTTCATGTAGTAACCCATTCTCGCACCTGCCTGCTTTCTAGCTGTGCGACCTTCTAAGTGGATATCTACAATTACTGGTTGCGGTTTGCCTTCATATAGTCTTATTACTCTACCAATCAATTGAGTTAGTAAAGGCTCATTATTTATAGGTGTTCCTAAGATTAGACAGCTAAGACAATCTACTGAAATACCTTCTGAAAATATACTTTGTGTTCCAAAGAGTATATCTTTCGTAGTAAATATTTCTTTTATCATGTCTCCTCTCTCTTCGTGAGGAACATCTCCTGTTACGCAAATTGCGTTTTCCCCTACAAGTGCTGCACTTCTTTTTAGAAAGTCAACTCTGTCACTTACTACAAGAACTTTGTGACCTTTTGCAGCATATCCTGCAGCAAGTACCGCACATATGTTTTGGTACTCCCAATCATACGCTAGCTCGTTAATTCGAGTAGCCCACGCTATATTTGCTCCATCCATAAAACGAATACCACTTCTAACTACTTCAACGCGTGGTGTCAAATAGTTTTCCTTTGGTGGTTTATATACTGTATTACTGAAATAATCACGGAATATAACATGTCTTCCATCTTTTCGTTGCATCGTCCCTGTCAGTCCGATTTTATATCGAGCCCTGTTTGAGTCGATAATCCGTGTAAAAGTTGGACTGCTTACATGGTGCATTTCATCAAGAATAATAGTACCGAACTCTTTTGCGATTTTTTCCTGATTTCTGTACAAAGTTTGCACGTTGCCAATGACAATGTCCCTATCGATTTCAAACTTGCCTGAGCCAATCACACCCGCCGCAACCCCAAATACTTTTTGCACTTCTTTTTCCCACTGCGACCTTAGAGCAATCGTATGTGTAACTATAAGTGTTTTCTGTTTCAGTTTATTGGCTATAGCTAAAGCTGTAAATGTCTTTCCCCAACTGACCCAAGCGTTAATTATACAACTGTCTTCAATTGAGTCATATACCGACTGCTGGGAATCACGTAAAGTAAACTTAAAGTCATAACCTTCAATTGGTACATCATTCCGTTTATCGACTATTTCGTAGTCTTCTGGTATTAAATCCGTTCTTCCTATAGGTAAGGTTACTAAACCTGCTCGTATTATGCCCATATTTTTTATAATGATAGGCGGGTCTGTTGGACGTCTTGGCGGTATACTATAAGTAAGTTCTTCGTCAAGTTTTGCTTGATAAGCTTCAGTTACTTCTATGAAGATTCTATTACTTAGTACTGCTTTCATTTATTCTTCGATGAGTCCTTTTAGCAACTCTATTATCTCTTGTATTGTATCTCTATCGTGCTGTTGCTCTGTATCTATTTCTATTACTATTTTCATACTTTTCTCCAAGTATTTTTCTTTTTAACTTCTGAGAGTTCATACAAGTAAGAAGGTATATTCTTTATGTATAAAACTCCTGCGTATTTTTCTGTGGGTTGTGGAGGTCTTTTTAGTTCAAATGGAAAAGGTACGTTCTCTACATATATTAATGTTGCTATATCTTTTTCTATTACTTCTTTTATTTTCCAATAGTATAACTTTGCTGTTGTACTTTTTTCATATCTAAAGAACTTTCCATTTGAGTCTACAAAGAACTTTCCTCTATGTTTTGATAGTGCCACAAAACTATCAATCATATGTCTTAAATCATATAAATTTTTATGTGCTGTGTTTAATCTTCTTTGTCCTATAGTAGTGCCGGGTGCATTTGTATCGTCTACAACCGCACCTTCACACCATAATATTCCATCTCGTTTTTCAACTTCGTCAGTATGAAGAACGTAGATAGGAAACTCAACATCATTCAGATTCATACTTAGCTTTGAACTTTCCAAGTGAGTAGTCTTCGTCTACATCAAAATCACAACCAATTGGACAACCTGGTATTGAGATACCTCGATCTTTTTCGATACAAGATTTTACAATTTCCATATATTCATCAACATCTTCTTCTTTCACTTCTGCAAGAATTGAGTCATGAACAAGGGCAAATATTCTCATATCTTTCGTCTTATTTCGTTTGATAATTTCATTGTGGGTATCTATAGCACCAAGAAGGTTGACATCAGAAGCAATTGACTGTACTAGAAAGTTGATTCCTGACCTCACTTCGTGGGAAGCGATTCCTTTATCTGTAGAGAATACATTTGGGAGTCGTCTTTTTCTTCCGAAATGAGAGTAAATAAAACCATTATCTTGTATAAACTGCTTCTGATTGTCTAACCATTTCTTAAGCCCAGAGAATTGCTCAAAGTAGTCTTTGATAACTGCACTAGCTTCGTTCATGCTAAAATAACTGCCTGAGTCTTTGGTAACTTGTTCACTAATTTTCTTTGGTCCAGCACCATACATAATACCAAAGGTAACAGCTTTTGCCATTTGTCTTTGAGTACTATACTGTGTAGCAACTTCATCTACTTCACAAGGTAGGTCGAATACTAACTTAGCAATGTTACTATGAAAGTTACCTCCGCTTTTAAATACATTCATAAGATTCTTATCATTTGCAAGCACAGCAGCACAATATACCTCAGCTGTTGTCAAGTCCATTGCAACTATTTTGTTGCCTTCTGTAGCTTTGATACAACCTTTGACAATTGGATTGTCTCTCGGTATTTGTTGCATATTCATTTTACCACTACTGGAAAGACGACCTGATGTTGTTCCGTGAAGGTTGAAACCTGTACGAAGTCTGCTGTCTCTATCAAGCTGTGGATAGATTTTATCAAGATATGTAGTCTTGATTTTTACTTTCTGTCTTATATCAAGAACAAGTTGAGGTACTTCATGTTTCTCGGCTAACTCTTTTAGCACTTCCGCATCAGTACTATCCGCACCCGTGCCGGTCTTCTTACCTGTTGGCTCTAGTCCAATGTAGTCAAAGAGTAGAGAACGAAGTTGCATAGTACTGTTCGGATTGAAATCTTTACCTGTAATTTCTTCAAACTTCTTAATCTCAGGATAAGTATATAATGTAGCAATGGCTTCATCAATCTGCTCCTGCATAAGAACAGAAGATTTTTCTAGTCTCATTCTATCAAATGGAACACCAATGTCTTGAATGTCTGTAAGGAATCGGCAGCCTGGTATTAGTATGTCTCGGTATACTCCATACAGTCTTTCATTGGTAAGTAAAGGTTTCTCAAATTTTTGAAAGAGAAGAAAAGTACAAACTGCGTCAAGAGCTGCATAGTCTTTCATAATATCAAATGGAATCATATCCCAAGTAAATTGGTTTTTCAATATTCCATTTCTACGACAATACTCTGCCATCCAGTCATACATCGGCTTCTCATAGTCTCCGTAAGGAGTGTATTTGAGAGATAATTGTTTTAGGCCGTGAGTGCCTGGATTTTCGTCTAACATATAATGTAGTAACATAGTATCTTCGAATCTTGGAAACTTAAATCCAAAATGATACTCAAAGAAAGCCAAGTCGAACTTAGCATTATGAAATACTACTCTTTTCTTATTAAACAACTCTTGTAGGAGTTCTTCTACTCTTTCATCGATACAATCAGTATCAATATATGCACCGTGGTCTGGCTCATAAGATATACTAAGTCCAAGCATGTATCCATCTCTTGGGTATAATCCTGTTGTCTCAGAGTCAAGTGCAATGAAGTCATAAGGTGCTTCTAAAGCCTTGTTTAGAAACTTTATAAATTCTTCAGTATCTTGTATACCATATGCTTTGTCAGAGCCAAGTTTCATTACTTGTAGTTCTCCTTTCACATACTTACTTATATTTGTTACTGATTCTTCCCAGGTCTTTTTAGCTTCTGGTTTAAAAGCTAACATCGCTGGGTTTATTACTGGTAGAAATTTATCATCTATAACTCTACCGCTGTATTCTGTTACTGAACTTTGCTTAGTATAAAACTTTAAACATTCAGACCCTATAAGTATTACCCAATCATAATCATCAACATTTATGTCAATATCACAATCTCTTTTTAATACTTTCTTTACAGTTGGGTCTGAACACAGTTGAAACTGCTCAAAGTCAAATTGATTATCAAATAATCTTACATAGTCATTACGACTAGGTTTACTTTCTATTAATGCTATCTTAGCCATATAATTGTTCCTTTAATTCTTTTACTTTATTCTTTGTTAATGCCCCTGCATCCCCTAACGCTCTTGGCAGTTTTATATTCTTATGAAGTATCTCTGCAACATCACACATTTCAATCACTCGTTGTGCAGCATCTTGACCTGCATCGTCTGGGTCAAATAATAAATCTATACCTGTTACTCCACTCATTTTTAGTAGTTTTAATTTTTCTACATCTATATTTCTTGTGCCAAAACAACAAACACTATTCTCTAGTCCTTTATCATGTAGATTTAATACATCAAATATACCTTCTACTAATATGACTCTACCCTTTATGGGGCGGACTCGAGCAGGAAATAGTGGTAACACAGCTTTTGGGGGATGAATGATATATTTTACTATATCTGTAGGTGATTGACTCCTACAATTAAATGCTACTATTTTTCCTGTCAAGTCCTTAATCGGAAAGGAGAGCCTACCTGTAAAAGGTTTGTCTGGATGCACGAAACAGTCAAATCTTTTGTAAGTATCAGGAGATATTTCTCTCCAATTGCCTACATAAGGCATAAAATTCTTTGGCATCTTCAAACCAATTGAAGATGACCTTACTTCTTCTATCTTTCTTCTTACTTTTTCTCTACGAATATCTATAGGATTAGAAGGTGCATCGAAATGAACGAATAAATTACCCTTGAAACCACACGAAAAACAATTATATACTCCAGTAATTCTATCAATTCTCATACTAGGATTGCTGTCATCGTGTTCAGGGTTAAGACATGAAACTATAGCATCTGCAGGAGACAATTTATAAGGTATATTTCTTTCTTGTAATAGTTCTTCTACTGTCATAGCTTATCTCCATTCCATTCTATCCAATCTTCTATTTGCTTTAGTCTCATTGTTTCTTCAAAAATGCGTCTAAATTGTTCTCTTGAAGGTAAAGGTACTATAACTGGTAACTTCTTTATAAAATAGAAGTATGCTTTGTCTAATTGTTTTTCTGTATACAATATCATAAGTCGTCTACATCTTCTCCAGTTTTCATACTTTTTGTCATTTCTTCCTTTTCTTTAGGATTAATCGCAGACTGAGGACCGATTTTAAGTGTTTCCCAGTCAATAACACTATCAAAACTTTTCATAACATTACTACGCATCTTTGTGCAGTTAAATGTCATACAGTTATCTTCTTGTTCCCATGTTTCTAGTGAGTAAGCTGCATCTGCAGCATCAAGTATACCCTTTGCAAACCTAGCCTCTCCACTTGCATCAGTTTGATAGGGTGCAAAGAACATAGTCTCATATTCTTGTGCATATAACTTCATTTTCTTACTTACTTCTATTTGTTCTGTCCAATCATATTGACCAGATCGACTTGGTGCATTGTGGCGCTTCACTTGATTCAGATAGTCAACTATTACAACACCGACATCAAGTTGATTAACTTTTTTGTCCAGCTCTGACTGTATCTTGGAGAGAGTTAGTGCAGGGTCATAGATTACATCTATTTGCCTATCTTTGTGTAGCTGGAGTCTTGTTAGTTTATCATGAAATGCTTCAAAGTCACGAGTTTTCTCGAACTCTGGTAACAAGTCATGGCCACCATCAAAACGTCCAGCCCACCAGCCAGCAACTGCTGTCCACTCAGAACCACTTAGCATTTTGCTACGTAATCTTTTGAGTGGAACACGAGTTGCAACAGAGCATATTCTTTGTAGTATAGAACGACTATCCATCTCAATAGTGAAATAAATAGCAGAACGACCACTTTCATATACGTTAGCTGCAATATTACAACAGGTAACTGATTTACCTGAACCACGTCTGCCTCCCACAAGCACCAAATCTTTGGGAGAGAACTGAATTTCCGAATCATATTCAGAATTGAGTCCTAAAGGTAAATACTTAGATAGTTCTTTGTCATCTTCAAACA